GTTCTTCTCGTGAACAATTCGCCCAATCACTCGACTCATGGATATCGTTTTATTTTAAAAAAAAATAAACAAAAAAAATCAATTATGCTATATTATCGATAAAACTATTAAAAGCAGTGTTTCTCATGATTAGACATTCATATATTTTCAACATGAATTTGTTTGAATCATTAGTTTTTGCTAAATCTTCATACGTCATATCTTGAAGAACTCTCATTTCAATGTAGTCTGTATCTAAAAAGTAGATTTGCTTAGCTCCTGAAGTATTTGATAAATACATACTCGGGATAACTGGAATATCTCCAACCATCGTCGATAAAACTAAACTTGCTTTTACACCAAATGGTAAATCACCACCAGTCATATCTGCAGGCCCATATCTAAACGTATCAATCATAATCTTTCTAATGTCTACTAAAACTGCACTTGAACATACTGCGATTTTTGGTCTTCCACCATCATCGAAAGCATATCTAACAGTTGTTTCAATATCATCCCATGTTAAAGCAGCCGCAAGTAAATCATTAACATTTGTAGTAGCTTGTAATTTTACAATTCCACTAAACTCTGTTGCAGTTGTAGATGCATCTCCATTAACAATTAAAGATTCTTCTAATTCTCTTAAAGATCTTGCTTTCATTAATACTTCTAATTGCTTTGCATTTGGTACACCACTTGATCCGAAGTGTTCTCCTCCACCTAAGCCTGCGCCTGATGGTTGAAATCCTTCTAAGATGTAACTTGGCATTGCAGCTTGCATTTGACCTGTTGTTCTACCTACAGCGTATAAGAACTTAATTGAAACACTTTGTCTCTCATAAGTATCATTTGTTTCTGGTAAAGCAGCGTCTTCAGCAGCAGTATAACCACCACCTTTAGCAGTAATTCTGTTATAGTCAGCAGTCAATCCTTGATTAGTTACTCTTGGAATTAATTCAACTAATGGTGTGAACTTTCTTGTAACATCCACTATTCGTGGGTCTACATAGATTGGAACTAATGCGTATCCTGCTGTTCCTGCTCCACCTGTAGTTGATCCCAAAGCTTTCATACCAATAGACATTCTATCTTTAAGTTCATTTCTGTAATCAGTTTGATTCCATCCATTAACATAACAAGTATTGTCTTTCAAAGCACCAAAAGAATGAGCGTATGCTCCCTTATTATCAATTGCTCCAACATATCCTGATCCAGTATATCCAACGTTCATATTATTTTCCATCAGACTATTGCATCAAGAGGATTAATTGATTTAGCTTCGTCTTTGAAATCTTTATCTTTAGCGTCTTGATTTGAAACAGGACTCTTAGGAATAGCTTTCAAAGAAAGTGCTTTAAGTTCAGCAACTTCTTCTTTAAGATTTTTTACTTCTTTAGTTAATTCAGCTTTTTCTTCAGCATCTTTCAATGCCTTTTCTTCAGTTTCTTTAGCTTCTTTCTCTTTTTCTTTTTCAGCTTCTGCTTCTGCATCCTTAACTTCTTGAGCTAATTTAGCTTCTGCTTCAGCCTTCAACTTATCTTCTGTCATATTTTTAACCTCCTTTAAATTTAATTTATTACCACTTATGTGATTATGTTTTACCTCTAATTCTTTTTCAATTCCAGGATTTGACTTCTTTTCTTTTTTATATTCTTCAAGAGCATCCATTGATTTAACAAACACTTCTGAATTTTTAGCTTGAGTATTAATAGGATTTCCCGTCAATGCAACATTCAATAATCTTACATCATTAAGAAGTCTAACTGGTTCTCCTTTTACTTCAGCATCCTTAACATCTGTTGCTAAAAATGCAATTGAATAAGCATCTAAGTAATTATTTAAAACATTTCCTTTAACTTGTTCATAATTATTTCCAAAAAGATTTAATTCTGCTTTAACTCTTAATCCATATCTATTATTTTTAAGATTTTCAATTGTTGCATCTATAATTTTTCCAGCAGGTATAATTGTTTTATTTATTTCTTTTTCTTCAATTGAACCACCTCTAAATGCTTCATGTTCAACATCTAATTTCATATTCCTTTCAAGAATTTGTGTTTGCATTGATTTTAAACAATTAAGAGTTACAATATCATTTACTAAATCTTTATCTGTCGTCGATATAAGTCCTTCCATAAAGACTTTTTCTTCGCCTTTTACTTGAACAATATTCACATTAAATGGTGTTGTAAATACGAAACTTGGTTTTTCCATGTTTTTTAGAAGTAACTTTTCTATTTAATGATATTTGCTAAAATTAGTAATTAAATTTGTTCTAAAATTCCAAATAATTTTTCATAATTAACATAACTATTCAAACTAAAAGTAAATTCATTTGATTTTGCAACAGGAGAATAAAGATTTACATTAACATTTTTTATTATTTCTAAAGGTGTAATTAAATTTAAATTTATTTGTTTTTCTTTAAAGATTGAAGTTAAAATATCAAATTCATAAAGTTTAGAAACTTTCTTAAATTTTCTTAAGCCACCAAAATCAAATCTAACACCAAAACCACGAGTAACAATTCTTTGATTATCTCCATAACCTCTTGTAATTAATCCTCCTGAATTACTGGAAATTGACATAATCTAATACCACCTTATTTTCTGAATATTTATAACCATATTTTTCTGAAAGTAATTCTTGAAAAAATTTAATCCAATGTTTTCTATTATTATTTGTTTTCGTATGGCAAGAAGAACATAAACTTATACAATTTTGAAGTATAGATAATAATTTATCATAATTAACGTGATGAACATCCAATGCTCTTTTTAATTTTTCCCTATGTATTCCACAAAGCATACAAACTTGATTATCTCTTTTTCTTATTTCTCTTTTAAATTTATCATTAAATGATTTGTCATAAGGTTCAAATGATTTTCCACCTTGCCAACGAGGACTTTTTTCTCCAGAATATTTTTCTTTCCTATCATTACTATAACATTTATGTGAACAATAATTATTCTTTTTAATATTTTTTATTTGTTTCAAATGTAATTTTCCACAATAATTACATTTAATTTCCTTCTTTGTTAATAAAACCTTACTGATTTTTTCATAAATTTCTTTATATTTTTTAGTTCCTTTATTTTCTTTATGCCATTCTATCCCAAATTTACTTCTTTCTTTTTTCCATGCTTCTGTATGTTTTCTTCCTATATTCCAAACTGAATCTATATGCCCTTTAATATATTTTCTTTCCCTACCTTTTTTATCATATTTTGGTCTTAATTGTCCACATCCACATTTACAAGAAACCATAATTGTTCTATCAATCGTTTTTACAAATCTTCCTAATTTATCTCTTTTAACCATATATCCTCTAAAGCTTAATCATTTAAATAATTTTATTTTATACCCCTACTCTTCGATATACATCTTTCTCAGTTCCAGAACCAGATTTATTTTGTAAGTTGAATTTAAGCAATTCAGTAGTTCCATCAGTATCGTAAAATAACATTTGATTTCCTTTAATTTCCCAATTTCCTTTTTCTATTTGAAGTATCTTTCCAACACCAGCTGTCTCATTTGTAGCTTGAACATAACGTTCTGCTCCAGTTAATGTTACACTATCTGCCCTAATACAATAATCTTCATCATCATCATAAGTTGTGAAATCATAATAATAAAAGCCTCCAGCAATTTCAGTCATTGCTTGTGCATTTACAACTTGAGTTCCATCTAATTTCCAAACATCTATTTTAGGACTTAATCCTGTTTTAGGAGTTCCATTATCTGTAAAGAAGGCAATTAAGTTCATTCTAAAATTATACACTCCTCATTTGAACATTCCCATTTATTTGCTTTAATAATAGTTGGTAATAATTCTTGGCCTATTTCTATTGATTTCCACCCTTCTGAGCATACTTTATATGTTTCATTGAAATAACATCTACTTCCTATTCCTTTACTTAATTTTTCACAAATCATTACCATATCTTTTGATTCACAATAAAAAGCATCATCATCTTGGGCAATCAAATAAGTTCCAGAAGTTGCAACTAATAAAGTAATTATTATTCCAATTGTTAATTTATTCATATTGCTTCTCCCAATTTATTAGCTGTATATTCAAAAAATTGTCCCCTCATATGTGTTACATCTGTAATAGTATCATAAGAACTTGCACTTAATCTTGTTACTTTCCAGAACATAGCTTTGTCTGTTGCAGAAGGTAAATCAATACCTGTAAAGGTTGCAATAATTAAACCATTACTTGTTGCACTTGCTGTTGAATTTATTTCTAATGTTTCTTGTGCTCCAGCTGTTACATCTTCATTAGGACTACTCCATAAATATTCTAATTTCCATCTACAATTACCAGGACTAACTCCGTTAGCGTGCCAACCAATATTAAAAGTAGGGACAACAGAAATATCCATATCAGTTGAAACTAAAAGAGTTCCTGAAACACTTTCTTGATTAGCTTCAACTCCTACATCTCCAAACTCCCAACAACCAGTTAATCCATCTTCAACAAATGTTGCAGGATTTGCTCCTGGTGCTTTTATTCCATTTGCTCCAATATATAATTTCTTCTTTACCCTCGCTGTTCCAGTCATTGTTAAAATTCCATCAGAAGCAAAAGAAGAAAAGTTTCCTCCTGTTTGATTACCAAATTCAGATTTTCCATTTATTCTAAATAATTTATTAACAAACTCCCCATAAATTAAAGGAATTGTAGTATCTGAATTAGCAATTACTAATTTATTTGAACCAGCAATATCTTTTCCAGCATTATATCCAAAAAAAACATTGCCATAACCCAAATTATTCCTTCCTGAATTAGCACCAATCATTGTGTTTGCTCCATTTGCATGATTATTAAAAAGACCTGAAGCTGAACCAATAAAAACATTATAATGAGAATTAACATCACGACCTGCCCAAGAGCCAATAGCAACATTTTGTATAGCTGTTGTTAAACTATGAAGAGATGAATAACCTATTCCAGTATTTTCACGCCCTGTTATTATATTTAATCCTGAATAAGTCCCTAATAATAAATTTTTATTACCTGAAGTTACACTTTCTCCAGCAGAACTTCCAATAAAGGCATTTTGATAACCAGTTGTTAAAGATTTTCCAGTATTAAATCCTAATGCTAAATTATCAGAAGCTAAAGCAGAACTTCCCCCACTTGGACTTAAAGCAAAATTCCCAGCTTCTTCTCCCATAAACATATTACGACCATCTGCTGTTGCATCTGCATAAGTATGAATAAATCTTTTTGAATTTTGATTAATAATTCCAGTTGTAGAAGTTGAAGTAACTAAATTTAAATTTTTAGAAAGAGTTAAATCTCCATTTGGAATTTCTACATCTCTTGAATTAGTTGTTGAAATTGTTGAACCATCATCTGTCCACATTGAAGAATTACCCTCAAAATATCCAGTAAAAATATCCCCTGTTACATTATTAAAAGTTACATTTGTATTTTCTTGAGCAAAAGCAGTACAAATAACTGAATCTTCTAATTGTGTTATTGCAGAACCAGATGGACAAGCAACAGGATAATCTTTTAAATAATTCCAACTTAAATTACCTAAGAAATTTCTTGATGTAGTATTTCCAGTAACATTTAAATTTCCATCAATAGTTGCATTTCCAGTTAAATCTAAATCACCACCAGTCATAATTAAATCACCTAAGTTATACCACGTCCCTGTGAAATAAGTATCTCCAGTTACTTTAAGGTTTGAACCATCCCAAGTAAAAGTGCTATCACCACCAAAAACACCATTATCATTAAACTGAACTTGTTTATTGGAACCAGCAGGAGTAAGGTTAGTTAATTGTGAACCATCTCCAAAGAAAGTTCCAATAAAATTGGGAGCTGTAATATTCCCATCAACAATTAAATCTAAATTATGTAAATTAAAAGTATTATTTGATGTTGAAGTTCCATCTTCCCCAAATCCAAATGAATGTTCTCCTGCAACAGTTACATTATCTCCGAAAGCAAATGATTTGTCACCAGAGGCATTTGTTGAAACACCTATACTTACAGAATTATCTCCTTCTGCTTTTGAATAACTTCCCATAGCTAAAGAATATTCTCCGCTTGCTGTTACTTGATTTCCTATTGCAGTTGCAGAATCCCCAGATGCAGACGATGCCCATCCTGAAGATGTTGAATAACTTCCACTCGCGACCGATTGATAACCTAAAGCAATTGCTCGATATCCAGCTGTTGCCCCATCTCCAATAGCCATTCCACTAACTCCATTACAATTTGCAAGACCACCTAAAGCAACACAAAAATTAGAAGTTGCAGAAGCACCCATTCCAGCAGCTATTGCATTATTTCCAGTTGCAACCGAACCACCACCTAATTGAAGTAAAGGATTATAATAAGTATCAGAATAAATAGTTGTCCCAGAAATAATAACTTCATAACCTCTCCCTTGAATTGTAAGATTTTCATCCATTATTGGACTTGAATTAATAAAATGAACAGTTCCATTTGTAACATTTAAATTTGTTATAAAAGTTCCATCACCATAAATATTTCCAGATGCCGTTATGTCATGAGCAGTAATATCATAAGCACTTATATCATCTGCAGAAATATTTGAAACATATAAATTTCTCCATCTTAAAATTCCAGAACCAATGTCCCAACTTAAAGTTTGATTAGGCATTAAATTATTCCCATGACTTGCAATACCACCTACAAACAACTCTCCAGACATGGTAATATTCTTTCCAGTTAAATAATCAAAATTAAAAAGACTATAATAATCTTTAAAATCCCAATTATCTGTTGGAATTACTGAAGCAGAACTAAATCCTATAAATCCTATAAATCCTATAAATCCTATAAATAGTATTAATAGCATAAATGATATAAATATTTTTCTCATAAAAGATACCTCACTTCAAGTTTCATACTATCCCATAATTTAAATAAAAAAGTAATATCATTCCCTGAATAAGTATAATCTATTGTTTCTCTTAGGAATTGTTTATCTGCTGCAACAATTATTGTTCCAATAGCACTTGTAACATCTGAAGTTGTTAAGACTCTGTTTAAGTCTCCGTCTGAACCAGTACAATCACTTCCAGTAAAACTCTCACTAACCATTCCAGTTGTGATTACTTGTCCTGCTTGGGATGTTGGTTTTAGTAAAATATTCATCTTATTATGTAATCTAATTTAATTTTTAATTGAGCTGTTATTGGTTTCATTATTGTTAGTCCTGGAGTTAATTTAAATTCAATTTTTTCTGTTTGATTTGGAGCTAAACTTTCAATTGTTTTTGTCAAACTTATATTTTCCCCTTCTAAAGTTAATTCAATATTAAGATATTGATTTGTGGAATTATAAACATATAGTTTTCTCGTTGCTTCTTCCCCTGCAATTACTTGATCAAACTCAACATTCTCTTTAACTTCATTTTGCTTTGCTTTGTCCAGGAATATCTTTATTTCCAACTTGACCCTCCAGCTTTTCAAGCAATTTTTCTTTCCTATTCTTAATATCTAATTCTTTTTCTTTTAATTTAATATCAAGGTCTTCACTAATAGCTTTCTTTTCTGCTTCTTCATTCTTTAATTCGTCTTTAGAAATATAAACCAATGTACTTCTACAATTTACATGGCTTGGAGGACAAGGACCTTCCCATCCAGAACTATCTTTAAAGTTTTCATTAATTTCTATTGTTTGCCCATTTAAACGCATACAAATAGCACTTGTTCTATCATCTTTATGGGCTAACCATCTTTTCATAAATAATTTTTCACTTGATTTCATAGCTTGTAATCCCCCTTGATTTAATGCTCTTGTAGTTTCTGTTCGAGCAATCATTGTAGCACGATTTTCCCCTTTATCAAAAACTTTAGTTATTCTTGCTTTAAGATTATTTATTCCTTCTCCAGACATTATTCCTCTTTCTAATTCTGCCCTTAAATCATTTTTAATTTCTTCAGTCATATCTTTAATATTGTTGAAAGTATAATCTTGTAAATAATCAATAGCTCCTTTATTTACCATAAAATTCATATCAAGTTGTTTTTCTGCCTTGTCCCAACCACCCATAAATGTGTGTTTAATTACTCTGTCACTAACTCCTTTTAATCCTTCAAAGGAAACAATTCTCTTAATAGCTTTAGCAATATCGTCTATTGATTTAATCTTCATTAATTGTTCTGAACCATATTCTTTTTCTAATAAATCTTTAACTAATTCTTCATTTTCTTTTAATAAATAAACAATACTCTTTTCAAGTAATTTCTCATCAACTTCTTCATTTTCTTTTGGAATAAGTGGATTGTCTTTCTTTTCAGGTTTTTTCTCTTTAACCTTTTCTACTTCTTTTTTCTTTTCTTTATTTATATCAGTTTGTTTTTCTAATTTTCCTTGTTCTTGTTTTTGTGGATCTGCTGGATTACCGAAATTAATATTATTCCCTTGATTTCTTTTAGGATCATCGTTACCCCATTCAACATCTTCTAAACCTTCTTCATTTCTAACTTCATTAACAGTTCTAATTCCTGAATCTATTTGTAATTTATATAAAGTTGCTTTTTTTGTTTCTTCTTCAACATCAAACATTTTATACTTAAATCTAATATCTTCATAAGGTAATGATGTTTTCTTAGAATTTTTCTCTGCTTCTAATTTTGTTTTCCCAGCTTTAATTTCATCTTCAATAAATTTAGTTTTACTTGGAATACTAAACTCGCTAATGATCTCATGATTAATTTTATATTCTAATAATCTTAATAAAGGATTTATTGCTCTTTTTCTAAAAGTATTTGATTGAACTATTTGATTGCCCATTCCTTTAGCGTCTGAGGTGTCCCCTATCTCTGAAGGATTAGCTCCAAAACACCACCAGACTATTCTTGCCCACCATTTTTGACCTTCTAATAATTGTAGTTCTGCATTTGTAAATCCTAACTTCTCAAACTTGGGCATCCTATTTACAATAGGTATTTTATGAAAAGCCTTTTTCCAATTTCCAGCATTATCTTTAATCCTTTGTTGTTCTTTCCATTGATCTTGGAAAGCTTTAACTTCATCAGTACTTGATCCATCTAAACCAAGTATTCCTGGAGGGATTGAATTATCTGAAAAATATTCTAAATTATGTTCAATTGAATAAATAAGAGTTTGAATTGTTGAGGCTAAATTTTCTATTGGGCTTCTTGAATAAATACTATCTGATCTAACATTTTTCTCAAACCAAACTAATTCTCTTTTTCCAAAAGGAACTGGTCTTGCTCCAGAAATCCAACCATATTGAAAATATGCTGCTTGTTCTCTTGCATCTGCTGCGTTTATCCATCCTGGTTCCATTAATCTCATTTCTTTATTTCTTAAATCTCCAATAACTTTGTCAATCATTAAATCAATACGATCAGTCATCATTCCATAAATATCTGGATTCTTAGTAAAAGTAACTCCATCTCTTGCAACTACTTCAACCATTTCTTCATGAGCATTAAACATTTTAATTAAAACTCCTGAATCAACTTCCAAAATATCTCTAATAACTTTCCTCATTAATTGTTCCCAAGATTCTTTATTTGTATTTGGATTTTCAAAGAAATCATTAACATGTTCTATTTCGTCATCTTTTCCTTCAATTGGATTTCCTTTTTTATCTTCTGCAATAATATTCCATTCAACTCCTGAAATCTCATCAATAATTAAAGAAATAACCATCTCAACAAAAGGACTTGCAGCTAATCTTCTTATATTAGGTAAATCAGAAAAACGTGGAAACCCAAAAGGCGGCTTATACAAAAATTTAGGAATATATGCTTTAGGCAAACCTTCTCTTGATTGTTCATTTAGCAAACCTATTGCAGGAACTGTTTTTATTTCTTTATTAAATAAACCAAAGCCATTTTTCCAGTTTCTTTCCATGATCATGAGGGTCTGAAGACCGAGTTGGGCTTAAACGAACCCAACCCGATAGTTAAAATTTTTGTTAAGTGATAATTAGAAGTTTTTATTGTTTTTAAGAATTGTTACTACTTTTGGTAATTAATTCTCTATACTTTTTAGCATAAGCAAGTCTTTTCTCTCTTGCTCCTGGAAGATTATCTCTTTTAATACGATAATGATAAGCACACAAACCAGATTTATTTGAAGTTCTTAATCCTTTTCCACATTCAGAACATTTTTTTAATTGTATTGCTTTTCTTCCCATTATGCAAACCCAAACACAAAATCATTTTTATTTAATTC